GCTGTTCTACTCATCTTTATCCCTCCATTTTTTAACTTCTAGGAAGTTAATAGTTACATTAACTTCCTACTCCAAACTTCTCTTTTTGGCTTTTCTTAATAATGTCATCTAGTTCATTCTCTGAATACTTAGTAAATGTTTGTTCAAAGTTGGCAAACTTATTTTTACTCACATGGTTATTAACTACTTTTTTTGTTTTCTTATTTTCTTGCTGTAATCTATATGATTCCAGTTGCTCATATGTAGTAATATTTGCATCCTTCCATTTTTTAAGGATACCTTTTAAGTATGCTAGATTCATATTCATCTTTTCAGCACATATCTCTATAGCTCTTTTAAATACTCTTATATCTACTTCATTAGATACTTCTAATAACCATTCAGCTGTAACTGGATATATTACTCCTATATTTTCTTCATACAGCTTCTTAAATTCTTTTAAAAAGTTATCCACAGGTTGCTTTCCTATATACATATTATTAATACTGTTACTATTAATACTGTTACTATTAGTGTCCATATTTTCCGTGTCCGGCTGAGTCGTGTCCGGAAAAGTAGGACATGGTTCCATGTCTACATTTTTAGGATACGGTTCCGTGTCTTGCTTTTTAGTACATGGCTTTTTCTTCTTTTTCTCCTCTTTTAAACCTCTCTTAGAAATACATTCATCTATATAAGTTCTATCAAATACTATTTCATATATATTGTTTTGCATCTTGCCTTGTTTGGATTTATTCTTATGAACCCTTATATAGCCACTCATCTCTAGCTCTTTTTTGTACTTTGTAAATGTGTCTTTTGATATATCTAGTTCATAACAAATTAAATCCCTAGATGGAAAACATGTTCCATCATTCCCTGCAAAACTAGTTAGATATGAATACAGCATTCTAGCGCCAACTGTCAACCACCTATCTCTTGCTATTATTCTTGGCATAAGACCGTATCCACCACTTAATATATTTAATTTCTCTATAACTGACTTATCTTCATTCAAGGTGCCTCACCTACTTAATCAACATTTATAGCTTCTTCCACACTAACTTTACCATCCATATTTTCTTTTACTTCGAAATCAACTTCTAAACTTTCGCTTTCATCTACGACCATGCTCATATCTTCATCTATTTCAGATTTTA